CTCCTCTCTTGAGGTAGCACCACAGCGTGGAACTACCCCCGTCGTAAAGGTCGATGGGACATAAAGGGAGGCGGAGGATCCCCAAGAGATCTCACTCTCACGAGTGTTCCTGTTATCTCAATTCTTGATCCATGACGTTGCATAGGATTGTGTCCCCGCAGCACTTAAAACTGCTAAGGGTCCACCTAACTATGATCTTCATTGGAGAAAGGAGAAGGAAGACAGGCGACCAGCTCGTCGAGAATGAGGGGAAGGAGAAGGAAGGCTATGCTAAGGAATACGCATAGGTGCCCACGCGGGTTACGGAATTGGCAACGGAAGTGGCATGACCGGTGTAGTTGATGATTAGGGTCTCTCCCACATTGTTAATCTTAACAATCCAGGAGTTCACCATCTCATCAGCCGCAGCGGTAATGTGCACGCCACCGTTGATTGCAGTAACAGTCGCAGTACCAGTCTGGGTGGGTTCGGCTGCAAAGCCGACGCCACCACAGATTTGTTCCACGATATACTGACCGACACGATTAAAGGTGATCGTGCCACCCACAGCAGTGAGTGGTAGACCACCAGTAACCGTACCGGACACAGTTCCATAAACGTTCGCAAGGTTCACAGTCCCAGCTCCGACAATCTTTGCAGACTCACCAAGGGCGAGCGCAGAGACGTCAGACTGAGGTGTGATCAACTCGATGTCATACATGACATAAAGCTCTCCGATAGCGGTAGCATCCGCACAGCCTTGAGTGGCTATGAGGATATTTCCAACATCGAAGGTCTTAATATCTTGATTGGCAGCGAGAGCTCCGGAACGAATGTAACGCTGAACGCCGAACTTCTGCAAGTCACGGGTGTCTGCTGAAAAGCAGCACTCGTTCCAAACAGAAGAACGAACAGCATCATGATAGCTCATGAGTTGCTGCTTGTTGGCAGGGACAGCGTCGCTAGCATCATAATCGATTGCCAGTAGGACCGTGCCTGAAGTCGCAGTACTCTTCTGAGTTTCAACTCAATAGAGAGATTACGCAACAGATACGATTCGAACTGATTAGCGATAGGTGCCAGCCATGGAAAGGTGGACGAGAGGCCCGGGTTAACTGAATAACTCGTAACCGCAAAGTTCACCGAACCATTGACATCAGCCAAATACTCCCGATGTTGGACGCGAACGCGTCCATCGGAGGTATAGGCCGAGCCGGATACCTTGGGAACCCCAGTCCGCATAACGCGGGTCTGGGCCACGGGAGCCGTAATACGTGCTCCTCCATTCTTCTTCTTCCCCATCTTGGGTGCTTTCTTGTTCTTGTTGTTGTTCATGATTGTATGGGATCCCAGTTCATGACGGACTGCGACTATACATCCTATGCTATCGCTCATCTCATCCGGTATAAATGGATGGAATCATTGACTCACCCGTGTAGTCTGTCGGCGTTTACGAAATGTACATTTGTCTACTTAAAGACTATTAGGAGTACATCCCGACTTAGCACGGAACTATTGAGGCTTTGAGATCGATCTGACAATGTGGCAGCAGACTATGGCTAAGGAGGTTCACATCCCCCTAGGCTTTAAGAAGTCGCCGCGTTTTCGATGTTTGTAGGTGTGAACCTTAAACATCATCAGACCGAACCATTACCACCGTTTTGGGTGATGAGGCATAGAACCCCACGCTAATATTTATGGTGCGAGCGTAGCACCAGACTCCAAAAGGAGTTTATCGAGATCAAATTCCACAGTAGGGGAACGGACGAGGGGTTCAACTCCCTCATCCAATTCCAAGACTGTAGATAGATCCTGAAGAACTTCAGTGAGTCGATATGGCCAAGAGTATATCTCCTTCGTGCTCATCCTAGCAAAAGAACCTTTGCGGAACCTATCCATTGTGGACTTCTTAGGAAGTTTCACAGTGAGTTCGGGTCGCTCAGGGTCCATAGCTTGGGACAAAGCAGGGGGAGTGTACACTCTCGGGGTATAATCAACAACAGAACTTTCAAGAGGTCCGACTATTGGATCAAGACGCAAGGTAGGGACGTGGTGGAGCGAGAGGATACCTGTTGCAGGCTTCTTGGTTATCAAGCCAAGTTGCGTTGCAGAGGGATCCTTTCCCGCGTCCAGCTGAGAGTTTATCTCACTCATCAAATAGGAAGAAAATCGTCTTTGGAATGAGGTGATGTTTGGCTTTAGTCCAGGAACCATATCAAACCCCAACCCGCCCCGTTGAAAGGGCAGGAAGAGGTTAAATGTGGTCTTTGGACCTAGCTGAGTGTACTTCTCGATGGCCGTTCGGTGATAATGAACGAACCGTCGATGAGCACGCGAGGGATTTACAGCCCCCGCCACCACTTCATTGTGTAACGCCCAGACAGGCGCCATACGAGCTTGTTCACGACCAGTAACTTTCGACTGACCGGTCAGTAATCCCGTATTAAAGTATCCCAGGGGCACATAGCCATCTGGACCTTTATAGCGGAATATTTGACTGTTGATCGAGAGAATCTGGGGGTGAACATAATTCTTCCCAAGTGAAAGAGTGAAGCCAACATGAGAAATGTTACGTAACCAGATATCGTAGAATCTGTCATCGGATCTGAAGAGTATGTCATCACCGTTTACAAGAACAGGTAACTGTTCGAGCTTAACGGAGTGACCAAGGTACTCTTCAAGAGACTTCCAATAACAGACCAAGTTCACAGCACAGAGGATTGGGAACGACAACGTCGAGCCCATCAACTGTCCAGTTTTCTGAGAGAGAGGATCAAGAGACCCATCATCATTCATGGCATCCGGGTAGTGAATCGTCTGCTCGTAAAGAACAGAACGAAGCACATCCAGGGTGTCAGATGAGTAATGAGAGGCCCTCTTGAGACTTTCCTCAAAAGCCTGACGCGTGAAAGCGATATCAAGGTTGTCAGTAGCGGCTGAGTAATCACCACTGACCCATTTCTCAAACTTGAGAGAAAGCGCATCCTCCCGTGTACGGAGGTCACGGAAGTCGTTCGTGTGAAGAGGTCGACCAGTGAGAGAGAACTGAGGGAACTTGTGCAAGTAGCCCCAGAGCTCTTTCTGGTAGAACCTGGACACCCAGTAACGGAGGGAGTTACCCTTCGTTATAAGTCGAACCTTTAAGGGCTCGAGAACTGCGCTTACCATGACGTCTGTAGGCGAGGACTTAGCATCCGAGAGCACTTCGAAGAAGTCTGGCATAGCCAGACCGCGAACTTCTTCTACCTTACCGGGTTGAGTTTCAACCATGTGAAGTAGAGAGTCGTCCGCTCCGAGATGTTCTCTGATATAAGCCCTCGCACCACCGGCAGATCGCTTACTCTCAAAGCTGGCAGAAGTCGAAGCCTCAAATAACCTGGCCTTAGAAGGTCGAAACTTTCTAAAGAACCGGGCGAAATAGGGCTCAAACTCCAACAAACTTTCAGCAGTCGCCTTGGAAGGCGACCCTAAAGCGGCACGATGCTTTAACATTGCCTCCTTCACAAAATCTGGAGACACTGGTGCAGCACCACGCTTTATTCCTTGCAGATACCCCCCCCACAAGCGGGTGTTCTTGTCATTCATGGAAATGAGACGATTCTTGAGAATTCGTCGCACCTTTCCACCAAAGACTAGAGCACTGCCCGTGAAGCCCTCCGGCCTTACGGGGAGGGGGTTCTTGAGATAGCGTGCCATTGGCCACGCTGTCATGTACTTGGCGTAGGTAACAAACTTACGCCGAGGCCATTCTTTTAGTCGGACGAAAAGCGAAAGCTGATCCTCCATCGGAAGAATTCCGAACCGGGGAATCGAGTCCATGAGAACCTCATACGTAGCGCGAGCTAGGTACAAGGCCTCATAGGCTGACTCCCCCGGAATCTTCCAACCGTTGGAAGTTGAGATCGCGCCGAGAATAGAGCCATACTTCACTAGTGATAGTGAAGTCGGACTTTTCTTGTCGACAACGATCTCGACCTCCCTCCCAGGGCCACCCCTGGTCAGGGCACCAATGATCCCATCGAGTACAGCGAGTCCGAGAGGACTTGCTGACGTTATGGTTTCAGTCTTCATTTCTG